TGCGATGAATTATTGGGCGCAATTAATTCGGGTCGGTTGAAACACAGAAATCAAAGCTCACTCACAGAGCAAATGCTTTCAGCTGTGCAATTGCGCAGAGGCGATGGTGGTTGGGTTATTGGAAGGCGTGCCAGCCAAACCAGCGTGACCGCTGCCGTAGCCGCCGCGCTTTGTACTCACTTTGCGACACGCCCAGAAAACGAAATTGACATTTTAGTGGGTTGATGCTTGACATTTTGAGAAAATCCTCCCATGGGATTATTTGATCGAAAGCGCACCATTGAAACAGTCGCGCCATCGCGCGGTGCTGACATAGCTGCACAGATCGGCCCGGCTCCAACACTTGATGCATTTTTTCCATCTGGTGGAGCTGATTACATTGCAAGCCGCGAGGAAGCAATGAGTGTGCCGGCAATTGCTCGCGCTAGAAACATGATCTGTAATTCAATCGCCACGATTCCACTCATCACACGGGACAAAGACACAGGCCAAATTGTTGATCAGCCTGTTGTTATTTCTGATCCGGACAAGCGGGTACCAGGAGCAGCATCATGGGTGTGGGCGTGTGAGGATTTACTTTTCACCGGATTTTCGTATTTTCAAATCATTGATTTATTTGCAGACACAGGCCGTGTGCGCCAAATGTGGCGCGTTGCACCAAATCGCGTTGGCGTTTTCTTAAATTCCATCGGCACTCAAATTGAGTATTACACAGTCGATGGATCGCGTGTGCCAATGACTGGTGTTGGCTCACTCGTTGTGTTTTACGGCAACGATGAAGGTTTATTGAACCGAGCTGGTCGCACAATCCGTGCTGGTGCAGAGCTTGAAAGAGCTGCCGCAATGTATGCACGCGAACCGGTGCCATCAATGGTTTTGAAATCAAATGGCACAGCATTGCCAGCTGACCGCATTGCAAAATTGCTTGATGCATGGGGCGCAGCTCGCAGAAATCGCGGAACAGCGTTTCTCAATGCTGATGTTGAATTAACGACAGTTGGATTTACACCGGAGCAAATTGGTTTGAACGCTGCACGCGAAATCATTGCAACCGAACTTGCACGAGCCGTGGGTATTCCGGCCTACTTTATTGATGCGCCGACTGGATCATCCATGACCTATGCAAACGCCCAAACGGCGCGTCAAACTCTTTTGGATTTCTCATTGCTGCCGCTGATGAACAGCATTAGCAGCAGGTTATCAATGCCAGATTTTACGCCATCAACACAGCGCGTGGAATTTGATTTGAAGGCGTATTTGCGCGGATCAGAAAAAGAGCGTGCAGACATTTACAAGATTTTATTTGAAATCGGTGCAATCACCACCGATGAAATTAGACAAATGGAGGACATGATCTCATGAAGCTCACAACACCAATGCAAATCACGGCAGCTGATTCAAATGAACGCACAATCACCGGTCGCATCGTTGCATTTAATGAGCACGCAAACGCATCAACAGGCAAAGTTGTTTTTGCTCGTGGATCAATTCAGCCACAGGATGTGTTTCTCAACCTTGAGCACGACAATACGCGCAGAATTGGGCGCAGCGTGGCCATGTCTGTTAATGACAAAGAAATGACGGCCACATTTCGCATTGCTAATACAACAGCCGGCACCGATGCATTGACAGAGGCCATGGAAGGCTTACGCGATGGATTCTCAATTGAATTGGCTGTTGATAATTATGAAATGCAAAAAGACGGCACGATGAAGGTGCTCAATGGACAGCTCACAGCTGTTGCATTGGTTACTGAGCCAGCTGTGCGATCAGCTCGCGTTTCTGAGGTAGCCGCATCAGAGGATTCTGAAACTCACGAAGTTACAGAAATAACAAACCCAAATGAAGGAGACAAAGTGGAAAACACTACCGAACAAGCCGCTCCTGCCGTTGAACCGGTAGCAGCTCCAGAAGTCGCACCTGTACAGGCATCCCGCCCGGCTTACTACACAGCACCACGATCACCGATTGTGGACAAGGTTTCATACCTTGAGCATTACCTCAAGGCAAGCGTTTTGCATGATGAGGATTCACGCCAGTATGTAAAGGCCGCTGATAACACCACATCAACAGCACCGGGTATGGTGCCAACACCACAGAGCACACAGGTTGTCAATGCACTTGCAAATGCAGATCGCGGAACAATTGATGGCATCAGCCGCGAAACCTTGGTTTCAGAAGGCATGACATTTGAAATTCCTCGCGTAACGGCTGTGCCAAGCGTGGATGCAATTGCTGAAAATGGCGCAATCACAGAGTCATCACTCTCAGCGACATACCTTTCCGTATCTGTACAGCCTTTTAAAGGTCGTGCAATTTCAACAGTCGAATTGATTGACCGCAGCCGACCTGAGTACCTAACCGCGCTCCTACAAAATCTTGAGTTTGCATACGCAAAAGAGACTGATGAGTATGTACTTGCAGCAATGCAAGCAGCTGGTGGCACAACAGCACAGGCAGCAAACTCAGCAACCGGATTCCTTGGATATACATCTCAGGCAGCCGCAGCTGTTTATGGCTCATCACTTGGATTTGCTCGCTCATTGATCGTTTCACCAACACAATGGGGAAACATCATGGGATACAACGACAACGGCACACCTCTTTACAATGCAGCACAGCCTTCAAATCAGGCTGGCAATGTTCGCGGTGACAGCTTGCGCGGTGTAGTTTCACCGGGTCTCAATCTTTATGTTTCACGATCATTTGGAAATGCAGGATCAACAACAGCCGATGCTGATCTCTCAATGGTTGTCGTGAATCCAGATTCATACACATGGTACGAATCTCCACGCTTTACGCTACGCAGCAACATCAACAGCGATGGAACAATTGACATTTTGTATTATGGCTATGGCGCACTAGCTGCCAAGGTGCCAAATGGTGCAAGATTCAATAACCTCGCTTAATTAACAATCAATCATCGATGGCGGTCGCTCCCGAACGCTGTTGATACGAAAGGAACAGAGATGCCAGCAATAGTCACAGCCTCACAGCTTAGGCAAATACTTGGTGTCTCTGTTTCTTTGTATTCGGATGTACAGCTTGATTCATTTATTGATTCAGCTGAGCAAACAGTTTTGCCTCTACTCACTCAATACCAATCATCGGTGACTTTTGCCAATGTGGATGATTCCGTCATTTATTTCACCACAATGCGGCCAAATTACTTTGTGCCGGGTCAATCTGTTGTAGTTACCGGGGCCGGAGCTTACAGCGCGACTTATACAGTCACCGATGATCGGATTGAGCCTTACACTTTCACAGCTGCAACAGCGGCAGCTGATCGTGATTACCCATTGCCGTTTATTCCAGCGGCAACAGCAACATTAAGTGGTGGATCGGCAGCGGCTTTGTACGCAAACACTCCACCAATCGAAAACGCAATTTTGGTTGTGGCGGTCGAAATTTTCCAGAGCATTACAGCTCCCGGCAACCAAATCATGTCCGATAATTTTCAGCCGGCACCATTTATCCTCGGCCGCAGCTTAAGCAACCGAGTGATTGGCCTTTTGGGGCCATTTTTAGATGTTGAAACGATGTGCCAATGAGCATTGAATCGGTTATCCGCACACCACTTGCAACAGCACTTTCATCGATTGCTGCCAATGTGTATAACGGCATCCCAGAGACTATGACCAGCCCATCAATTTGCTTAATTCCGGATGCACCTTATTTGGAAAGCGTTTTGATCAATGGAGCAACAACCAAAGTCAAGGTCAATCTTACTGTGACTGGTGTTGTGGGTTATGCCAACAATGCCGCAGCTTTAGATAATTTGGAAACATTGATGATTAACATTATCAGCGCAATGCCGGGAGGTTATGAAGTCGGCAATGTGAATCAACCACAACCATTGGAAGTCGGTGCCGGTAAGTATCTTACGGCCGATTTACAAGTAAGCACTTATTACACAAACTAAGGAGAAATCATGGCAACGACAATCATCACTGGCAGAGATATCACTTTCACAATTGACAGTGACAATTTCGATGCCCAAGCAACATCTGCAACATTGACAGTTGATTCAACGATCAACACATATCAGACGCTCGATGGCAAGGCGTATTTTACGACCGATTCGCAAGGATCGTTCGCCGTAGAAATGCTCGCTGATTGGGGTGCAGCTGGATCATTGTGTGAAGCACTTTGGACAGCGGCGGCATCAGCACCAAATACAGCATTGCCTGTTGTACTTGTAGCAGATACAGGCGCATCATTTGCGTTTTCTGTACAGCCAATCTTTCCATCAGCCGGAGGCACCGCACCGGATGCACAAACAGTTTCATTGACATTTACTTGTGTCACAACACCTGTTTTGACAATTAGCTAACAAAGGAGATCGGGAGCATGAAACTAGCAATCACAATCGAATATAACGATGGCAACAGAGATACCTATGTCGCGCATCCAGCTGAGTGGGCAAAATGGGAAACCAAAACTGGACACACAATTGGACAAGCGCAAGAAAAAATGGGTGTTTCAGATTTATTGTTTTTGTCTTACCACGCAATGAAACGAGAAAAAGCAGGCCAACCGGTCAAACCTTACGAGGTTTGGTGTGAAACTATCTCGGATATTGTTGTCGGTGATGCAAACCCAAAAGTCATCCAGCCGGAAGCATAAATCGTGTGTTGTGGGAGGTCGCTATTGCAAGCGGCCAACCCATTAGCGAATTTAAAACGGCAGAGGATGTACTCACAGCAATAGAGATATTGGAGAAACGAAATGGCTGATGAAGCAGTTGGATTTGATCGGGCTGAATTGCGATCAATTATCTATGCTTTTAAAGGCATGGATGAAACGGCTGTTTCACAAGCTAAAGAGGTCTCCAATGGATTGGCAACTTATTTGCAATCCAAGATCATCGGTGCGGCTGGATCAAGGCCAAATAAAGCTGCATCAAGGATCGCTCAAGGTTCGCGCGTAAGCAAATCATCTAAAATTGGTGAAATTTCATTTGGTTTTGTAAGTCAAAAATTTAGCGGTGGCGCGACAACTCAACAACTTTGGGGCGGTTATGAGTTTGGATCAAATAAATACAAGCAATTCCCGGTTTGGTCAGGCCGTCAAGGTCGTGGATCGCGTGGGTGGTTTATTTATCCAACATTGCGTGCCGAACAACCTCATTTGATTGCTGAGTGGCAAAATGCCTTTACAAAGATTTTAAAGGAGTGGTGAGATGGCTGTTGGTCAATCCAGAACTTTAAAGCTTGCTTTACTGGCTGAAGTTGCAGATTTTAGTAAAAACATAAAATCAGCATCAACAGACACACAATCTTTAGGCGATCAATTTGAGGCTTTTGGCAAAAAAGCTGCATTGGCATTTGCAGCGGTAGGTGCCGCTTTAGGTGTATTTGCAAAACAATCCATTGAAAATGCAATTGCCGATGAATCAGCTCAACGCAAATTGGCAATGACTATTGAAAACACTACAACTGCAACAGCAGCTCAAATTGCGGGCGTTGAAAAATACATTAGCACCACAAGTCTTGCCATTGGTGTAACCGATGATCAATTGCGGCCGGCTTTTGGTCGATTAGTTCGATCAACAAAAGATGTAGAAGATGCTCAAAAATTACTCAATTTGGCATTAGATATAAGTGCGGCAACTGGCAAACCATTGGAAGCAATTGCAAATTCATTGGGTAAAGCTTATGACGGAAACCTCAACGCACTTGGTCGTTTAGGTTTAGGCATTGATCAATCAATTTTAAAATCCAAAGATTTTGATCTAGTTTATCAAAATTTAACGAGCACATTTGGTGGATTTGCTGACAATGAAGCCCAAAGTACGGAAAAAGCGTTTGAGCGGATAAAGATTGCTCAAGATGAAGTCAAAGAACAAATTGGTGCTGCATTATTGCCGGTTGTACGAGAATTTACAGATTTCATTTTAATTGAAGTTGTGCCAGCGGTGCAATCATTTGTCGATGGTTTGACTGGAGCAGAAGGTTTAAAGGAAAGTTTGTCCGATAGTCAAATTACGGCTTTAGAATGGGGCAAACGAATTAGAGGTTTGATTTCAACAGTTATTGATTTTAAAGATGAATTAATTATTTTGGCTGGTGTTATCGGTACGATCTTTGTTGTATCCAAAATTGCTGCCGGTGTAACAGCAACAGTTGCGGCTATCAAAACGCTCATTACGGCGTACAACGCTTTAAAAGCATCATCAATTGTGGCCGGCGTTGCAACTGCATTTGCACTCAACCCATTGCTTGGTGTTGGAGCTGTGGCATTAGCGGCCGCTGTATTATCAGGCGCAAATGCTTTGGCCAATAACTCAGACATTAACACAGCTACCTTAGGCGCATCCTCAGAATTGGGATTTCCATCAGGTTTTGCCAATTTCAATGTTTCAACAACACCCGGAACATCGCAAGGCCCAACAGCCGAAAGCATTGCACGATTCTCAAATAATCCGGTCGAGGTAGCTGCTGCAAATGCCGCCATTGCCGCTAAAGCATCAAGCAATGTTGTAAGCTCACCATTTAATGCTGGAAGTTTCCGCATGGGAGAAGCTGCCAGTTTAGCTGCTACAAGCCCGACAATAGTTGTTAATGTATCTGGTGCCGTCGATAAGGAAGGTACAGCACGCACGATTGTAAATACAATCAATGATTCTTATTATCGCGGCACAGGCGGAGCCAATGCATTGGTCGCATCATGACACTTTGGAACCCAATTTGGCGCGTAACCATCGATGGCACGATTTATACGACTTACGCTTTGGCCAATATGAAAATTGTCAGCGGTCGCACAAACATTTATGAGCAAGCACAAGCCGGTTATGTAAATTTAAACTTGATCAATTTGGAACAAACGCAAGTCGATATCCAAATCAATGATTCTGTAACTATTGAATTGCAAGATTCCACAGCTACTTTTGTGCCTATTTTCGGTGGCACAGTTGTAGATGTAGGTATAAGCGTTGCTCAAACAGGCAATGTGGCAACAACGCAAGAAATCAATATTGTGGCATTAGGAGCTTTGAGTCGTTTGCAAAAGGCTTTGACAAATGGGGTTCTCAATACGGATTTTGACGGAGATCAGATTTATACCATTTTGAGTGATTTATTGCTCAATAATTGGAGCGAAGTACCAGCGGCATTGCAATGGCAAAATTATGATCCAACAACTACATGGGCAAATGCTGAAAATGTGGGACTTGGTGAGATTGATCGACCAGGTGAATATGAATTGGAAAATAGATCATCCGATCGCATTGATGTTTATTCATTAGTTTCAGCTTTAGCAACATCGGGTCTAGGTTATATCTATGAGGACGCTCAAGGCCGTATTTCTTATGCATCAAGTACTCATAGGCTTGATTATCTGACCGCAAATGGCTATGTAGATTTGACCGCTAAAGATGCGTTAGGTAGCGGCATTTCAATGCAATCTAGAGTAGGCGATGTACGCAATAGTATTACCATCAAATATGGCGCAAATTCGATCTCAGAAGTTTCGGCCACCGACAGTCAATCAATTGCCAATTTTGGCACTTTGGCGCAAATTATTACAACCACAATTAAGCATCAAGCAGATGCAGAAAATCAAGCTGATTTTTATATTTCTATACGAGCATTTCCAGAATTTATGTTCCAAGAAATTACATTTGAATTGACAAACAGCAATATCACCGATGTAGATCGAGATGCCTTAATCAATGTGTTTATGGGGATGCCTGTCAGATTAAGCGAATTGCCACTTAATATGGGAGCCGGCACATATTTGGGCTTTGTTGAAGGCTGGACAATAAATACCAATTACAATCGTGTTTCAATCAGTTTGATCATGTCTCCATTGGCTTATAGTTTAATCGCACAGCAATGGGAAGATGTCAATATTGCAGAAGCATGGAATACAGTTTCAAATGTCTTAGAGTGGCAAAATGCCACGATTGTTGCTTGAGGAGGTAACAGATGAGCAATCCAACCACGCCATTTGGCTGGCAAATGCCCACAAACACAGATTTGGTAACGGATTTACCAGCTGATTTTGAAGTATTTGGACAAGCTGTGGCAACATCGATGGCCGACCTTTTAGGCGGTTCAACTGGTCAAGTACTAGCAAAAAACAGCAACACCGATATGGATTTCGTATGGGTCACATCGGACGATGCCAATGCTATTCAAAACACAATCGTGGATGCAAAAGGCGATTTAATTACGGCAACGGCAGCCGACACACCAGCAAGGTTGGCCTCATCCGGAGTCAATGGGCAAATCTTAATGGTCGATACATCTACAGCAACCGGTTTGAAATGGGCTCCAGCTCCCGGTGCTTTAAGTTTTGCAACGGGATACAACTATGTTACAACGGCAGAGGATACAACATCAACAACATTTACTAATTTGACAACAACCCAAGCCGTAACAGTTACAACAGGCACAAAAGCAATGATTATTTTAAAAGCAGTCATTTCAAATCAAGCTACTTATGGAAACACAGGCGGCACTTTGGGAGTGACTGTTTCAGGTGCATCAACTGTGACTGCATCCGATGAATATTCAGTCGGTATGAACGTTTATGGGCCAGCGAGCAATTTTCAAATCAATGCCAGAGGTTCAATTTTATTGACAGGTTTAACAGCCGGCTCAAATACATTTACAATGAAATTTAAAGATACAAATGGATTCACCAGTAGATTTTTTAATCGCTCAATAACTGTTATCGATATGGGGTCTTAATATGGCTATAACATCAAAAACAATCAATCTGGCACAGCTCGATGCAGAGTTGGGCAAACATGGTTTATGTATGAACGATGAAAATCCAAAAGCAAAAATTATTACTGTTGCGGAAAATTCACCAATAACAGACGAGGAATTAGATCAAGCTATTGAAATGCACAATGCTGTGTTTGAAATTCCATCGATTGCCGATAAATTGGCATCTGTTGGATTGTCAATTGATGAATTAAAGGCAGCTTTGGCGTGACCTTTCCACAAGGCACATTGCCGCGTTTGATTCAGGTTGCGCTTGCTGAGGTTGGCACAGCCGAGACCGGCAACAATGAGACAAAGTATGGCAAACACATGAAAGCCGACAAGCTGCCATGGTGTGGGTCATTTCTCAATTGGTGTGCTGATCAAGCTGGAGTCAAGGTGCCAAATGTGGTGAACACGCGAGCTGGAGCTGATGCTTTTAAGAAAAACAAGCAATGGCACACAGAGCCAAAAATTGGTGATTTTGTTTTCTTTGATTTTGTTGTCGATGATAAAACAATTATCAATCATGTTGGTTTAGTGATCCGCTGTTCAGATAAACAAATCGTGACTATTGAAGGCAACACATCCAGCGGTTCAAATCAGCGTAATGGCGGCGAAGTTATGGTTAAATCAAGAGCTTTGGGAGCACGCTCATTCGTGGTCGGTTATGGACGGCCTACTTATGAGCCATTTTCTGGTGATTTGCCAGATCGACCAAAAGGAGAAAAATGATGGAGCAAGCAAAAGCAATAGCAGCCTCATGGTTGCGCTCATACATAGCAGCTGCGTTGGCGGTTTATATGGCTGGAGGTTCATTACAACAAATGGCAATGGGTGGCGTTGCAGCTATTGTGCCGGTCATTATTCGTTGGCTTAATCCAGCTGATCATGCGTTTGGGTCATCGGGGAAATGACACCAAATGAGTGGGCAGCGGTTGGCGGTGTTGTCCTTTCGACTCTAGCCGCTGTCTATTCAGTCATGAGATTTATGGTCAAAGCAATACTTCGTGAGTTGCAACCCAATGGCGGCAGCAGCTTAAAAGATCAAGTCAATCGGATTGAATCTCGCGTTGATGCACTTTATATGCGTTTGATGGAGTAGCGACACGCCGCAATTTGAGCGTGATTGTTGTATTTGTCGGCTAATCCTGTCACTCTCTATTTCGGGAGCGAAACACAGTAACTCCCGGATCGGGAGCAATAAAATGAACGAAGCAACAATTGTGATCGCAATGGTCATTGCCGGAGCCTTGTGGGCTGTCATGGCTTATTCGGTCGGATTCAAAGAAGGCCAGCGACAAGGCTACACACGCGGCCGAGCGGTATCTCGCCACATCTCACAGCTCAATGAGAAGGTGAGCAACTAATGGCCGCGTTTTGGGAAAACTACGAAGGCAACAAAGAGCGTACAGATCGCTGGATCGTCACATTTGCAAATGGCCGACTTGAGGCACACATCGTCGAATTTAATGCAGAAAAAGGTTATGTGCTGGTACAAGCTAAGGCATGGCGCAATCAGGATGAAACAGAGCCAGCCGGCATCGATTACGCTTTCGGCTATCGTGAGGCATACAACCCAAACATGAAACGCTGGTTTGTTGAGGATACTGTCACATCAGCTTTGATGCGCGTGATGGCCTTGGTTATGGGTGGCACAGAAAAAGTCACAAAAGAACAGATGCAGCAAATCAAGATCAATGATTCAACCAAGCCGGTTGAGGATGACTATTGGACGACCAAATTTGGAGACATCCCAAGCTACAAAACGGCGGCCGAAGCTGAGCAATCAGGCATCCCATCACTTGGTTCATCGATGGATGAGATTGCCAAGCAATTGGGTGGAGAGCTTGTACAAGAGGCACCACAATGCTCACACGGACACCGCATTTGGAAACAATCACACGATGGTGCTCCAAAGTCATGGGGCGGCTATTTCTGCACCGAGCGCACCAAGGCAACCCAATGCACACCGCTTTGGTATGTATTGCGATCCACAGGCAAATGGGAGCCTCAAGTATGAGCGATTACATGGAAATCTTAAACCCACAAACCATGACAGCTCGATTGTATTTTCAAGGCGAGGTGCTGGAGGAGTACAAAATTGAGCAATGCGACAAATGCTCAAAGCTGGTCAAGCTTGATTCATTTGGATACCAAAAAGGTTATGACCCGCACGAAAAGGTCATTTGGTTTTGTGGTGATTGCCGATGATCACACGCATGGAAGAAATCCAATGCATGATAGCTGCTATTGATCATTGCAAGGATCGCAATGCTGATCACAGCTCACGAATCGTGCGCGATTTATCATGGTTTGAATATGTCGCACAAATGGCCGAATCTATGGTTTCCGAGTGGGTTGTGGCCAAAACATTGGGCTATGACTACAAACCCGGCATCACATGGGATAAAGAGAAAGCTGATGTAGGCGAGCACATTGAGGTCAAATGGTCACCCAATCCACACTCAAACCTTTGGATTCAGGAATCGGATCGACATGATCGTGACATTGCTGTGCTGGTTACTGGCAATGCTCCCAAGATGCACATTGTTGGCTGGATTCCGGTAGCTGTGTGCAAGAAACCACGCTATCGCAACCAATCACAAAACAATTGGAGCGTGCCTCAAATCAATCTACAGCCCATTGAAACACTTATGAGGAGCAACTATGCACATCCTTCAATTTGATTGTTCGATCTGTTCAAAGCTTTATGGAAAGCCTAAGCAACGCCATGGCCTCAAGAAAGGTGCCGAACTCACAGAGCATGAGTGGTTTGCACAATGCATGAGTTGTGGCACATTTGGCATCAAGATTGTGGACGATGCAAGGATTGAGGAGATGTCAGATGGCAGCCTATGAATTCAAGTGTGATCAATGCGGCACCATGGCAATCATCAACCGGGCAATCGATGCCGATGGTGATGTTGATGCTGGCAATTGCATGGCCTGTGCAATTCCAATGA